GTGGTACTGATTTCACAATGACAATAGATGAGATTGGTAGCTCCACAATAATACTACTACCTTCTTGTGATACAAACGGAAATTGCTTTGTAGGGGAGATATCGGTAGAGTCAGATGCTGGCATGGTTATAATGAATCAAGCTTTTCAAGCAACTGTTGTAGACACTATTAGTAGTAGACCTTTAAAACCAGTAATACTAGACTTAGAAGAAAGTTACATAAACAATTTATTAATTATCTCTAAACCTAGGGAGATTGAAGAGGCTGAAAGAGAAGAACAATTAAATAAGGTAGCTACTGCACTAGACATAGACTTCCTAAAGTTTGATGATTTAGAGATAGACTACTTACAAGAGGAAGAAGACGAATTAGCTTCCTCCTTAGATATAGATTTCTTAGACCAGAACTTCTTAGGAGATATACTTGCACAACTAAACGCTCAATTAGCTTTACAGATGCGTTCTGAGTTTGATAAGAGGAAAGGTGTATATGACTTCAAACTAGGTAAAGATACAACAACAGGAATTACAATACTAGATGAAGACCCGCAATGGTATTGGCACAGGGAAGCAGCTAGTGGTAGTGTTGTAGAACTAAGACTCGAAAAGGCTAATAGCTACATAATGAATATCCAGATGGGGGATTTCGAGTTATTGGACTTCGAATTAGGAGGTACTGAAAGTGAAATCATTATTATTCAAAGTCAGTAGTCTACTACTATGCCTAAATGTATTTGCAGGGAATTCGATATATATTACTCAAGTTGGAACGAGTGACAATCTTACCTTAGATATCTTACAGGACGGTGATGATAATGAAGTTCGTTTATCCGTGTCCCACGATAATAATACGATTGATATTGACCAAGAAGGAGATGATAATACGATAAGTTGGGTGTCCTATTGGGGAAGTGGTCAAAATTGGGGCGGTGATTTAGATGGTTCTAATAATACTTTAAAGTTTGAACAGTTTAATACTACAGGTACAGATGCAAATGTTATAGGATTTCATATACCAACTAGTGATAATACTATTCATGTCTGTCAGGGTAAAACTTTTGATAACGCAGATGATACAACTTGTACCTCAACAACTTCATCCGAGTATGGGGGACATACAGCTAATATAGATATTCATGGCGGCAGTACTACTTTAAGGGGCTCTCAAGAAACAGGTACCGGTAATGCTGACCATTATGCAAGAGTTTATACTTGGAACGGTACAGGTAATGATATCTTCTTTAAACAATCAGGTAATGGAGATAAATGGTTACAATTAATAGTACGAACGCACAATGGGGAGCAAGAAGTTATACAGGCGGGCAATGGTGAGCATACCGCAACAATAGATTTAACGGGGTCTTATACAACAGATTTATCACTAACACAAAATAGTAGTTCAGATAAGACGTATACTTTAACAAACAACTGTCAGACCTCATCAGGCTGTTCAGTTACAGTAACGCAGAATTAATACGAATGCAAGGAGAGATTAATGAATAATAAATGGATATGGATTGGCTTAGGTTTAGTCATATTTGTCGCACTAATGGTATGGGGTGTTAGTGTACAAATGTGTCAAGAAGCTGTCTGCTAATGACTGAAGTAGAAAGAAGTACTATGACATGGCGGTGGGCTGCCTTGTCTGTGTACCTTTTAATTTGTTTTTATGATTTTCTATTCGTGCCTGTGTGGTATGGGCTGAATAGACCTAATATTGAGCAGTTTATGGAAATAATAAATTCAACTGAGCATGTGTTAGTACAAATGGAATTGATGACTAAACTTACAGGTCAACATTCTCCATTTACTTTAATGGGAGGTGGATTATTCCACTTAGCCTTTGGTGCGATTTTAACAGGTAGTGCAGTAGGAATGGGAAAGAAAGGAGAATAGATGTTTGAAGATACATTATGGATTTATACAAGTATAGCTGGAGCGTTATTAGGTGCAGCTTTCTTGTTTTATATAAAGGATACTAGAGTGGGTCTTTGGGGTTATGGGGTATTTGATAGTATCTTAGATTACTTTAGAGATAGGTATGGTTGGACTTGGTTAAATCAAGACCCCGATGCATGGAAAAAGGTAAACCCTAAGATAGCCACTAAGATAGAGGAACTAGAGGCTCGAATAAAAGAGCTAGAGCAACCTAATGGTTGGTTAAGCAAGTAAAGGAGATACGATGAGTATATCAAATAAAACAGTAAAGCAAAGAAGTTTACTCTTTGCAAAACTAGCGGCAGATTCCTACGGTAAAGAAGATGTCATAAGAGATGTTGTACGCGAGTATGGGTTTGGTGTTCATACTTTTTACAATGTTGGGGGAGCGCAGGCGTACAGATTCGAAAACGAGACTGACATTGTAATAGCCTGCAGAGGTACACAACCTACAGAATTTAATGACTTAGCTGCGGATTTAAAAGCCTTCCCAGTTAGGGCAGAAACAGTTTCAAGAGTGCATAGAGGATTTAAAGCAGAGGTGGACGAGATATGGCCTGTTATTGGTAGAGACCTAAAAGACGTTAAGGATAAGAAGGTGTGGTTCTGTGGACATTCTTTAGGAGCAGCTATGGCTACTATAATGTCAGCAAGATGTGCAGCAGCGTATACGCTTCCTAACCCTGAGCAACTCTATACATATGGTTCTCCTAGAGTAGGCTGGCCAAAGTACATAAAGTCGTTAAAGGTCGAGCATATTAGATGGAAGAACAATAACGACATTGTAACTAGTGTACCTCTTAGGGTCATGAATTACAAACATCACGGTAAACTACACTATATTAGAAGCGATGGTAGTATAAACTCTACAGGAGAATCTAGTTGGTTTACTAGACTAAAAGACAGGCTGCGTGGTATGCTTTTAGGACTTACAAAAGGTAAGGTAGATAACTTTTCAGACCACGCAATGGTAGGATACATTGAACACATTGAGAAGTGGAATGGGTTCTACAAAAAATTATAAATATGACATTAACAGACCAAGCCGCACACGTAATACTAGACCGCCTTCATACTAGAGGGAAGGGGATGGGAATTCGTGTGGGGGTGAGATCCGCAGGATGTATGGGTTTTAAATATGCCCTTGAATACGCAGACTCGATAGACGAGAGTGACGCAGTATTTGAAGATAGAGGAGTAAATCTTATCGTTGACGCTAAGAGTTTAAAGTACTTGTCAGGTACAGAAATAAGTTACGAAAAGCAAGGTCTTAATGAGGGGTTTGAATTTTCTAACCCTCATACTAAGGCGAATTGTGGCTGTGGAGAGTCCTTCATAGTTAATTAGCTATGGCGTACAGTGAAGCAGTTTTAGACCATTACAACAACCCACGAAACGTGGGTAGGATGGATGTTACCGATAATAACGTAGGAACAGGAATGGTGGGAGCGCCTGCGTGTGGGGATGTTATGAAACTTCAAATTAAAGTAGAAGGCGATATGATAACGGATGCAAAGTTTAAAACTTATGGGTGTGGTTCAGCTATAGCTTCCAGTTCTTTACTTACGGAGTGGGTTAAAGGTAAAACCTTATCTCAAGTTTCAAAGTTTAAGAATGAGGAGCTAGTAGAGGAGCTGAACTTGCCCCCAGTTAAGATCCACTGTTCCGTTTTAGCTGAGGCAGCAATTAAAGCTGCAATTAAAGATTTAAAGAGTAAGGAAGATAAATGAATAATAACGAAGAAGAGGGCAAATTAGAACTGTCACTACGCATTTTAGGAAATGAAATAATAGGATTTAAAATGCTTGTAGATGATTTCAAAATGAAATGGATGCTATTAGGCATTGTAGCGATTGCAGCTATTAGTTTTGTAATGGTTCAGTTTGGCCCACAATTAATGGAGACATTCTCATGACGCCAAATGAACTTGGTATACAAATAGCAGACTTAATTACTCCATTTATAGCAATGATGGTAGGTATTATTGTTGCTTTATGGGTAAAAGACTTGGCTGTTAAGGCTGCCGCTGGAATGAGTTTTAAGTATTTCGGCCCTTTTAAAGAAGGAGACATTGTGCAGCTTGATGGCAAGAAACATATGGTTATAAAAATAGGATTAATGAATACTATTTTTGGGCATAAAGACGCTGAACGAGGTTATATATGGAGGTATGTTCCCAACCAAAAAATATCTGGTTTAAGATTGGGAAAAGTAGTTTCACATAGTACAAAAGATTAGTAACCTTGAACAGTAAAGAATCGATAACCTAAGAAATATTCCACTTGACTTTTTGTTTAATTATGGTATAATTTTAAATTGTCAAGATGACAAAAGTTGAAAAGGAGATATTTTTATGGAAAAAGTTATCGGTTGGATTAAAGCTGGTACTCACGCGGGTCTATCATTAATTTGTTTAACGATAGTTCTACAGATAATTTTCGGTGGCTCTGTACCTTTCTTAGGTGGAGATGTTATTGCAACAATTACGGGTATCATTCATGATTTAGGTAGCGCAGGACTTGTAGGTCTATTGTCAGCGGCAGTAGTTTATAAATTGTTCACTAGCGAGTAAAAATAAGTTAGGCACACCACACAAGAGCCTTACTTCTATGTAAGGCTTTTGCTTATTAACAATAAGGAATATAAATGTTAGAAATCAGTAGAGAAAACGTATCTTCCGACAAAGTGTTAGAGTATACGAAAGAAGATAGGTTTATAAAACTACCTATCTTACAGTATTTAAACTTATTGGGTATAGAACCCATAAAATCTCAAATTGCATTAATCAATGCAGTCAACTCCCCAGATTACAGATTCATTGTAGCTGCCTTATCACGTAGGCAGGGTAAAACGTATATAGCAAACATTATTGGTCAGCTAGTCGCCCTAGTACCTAATGTAAATGTTTTAGTAATGAGTCCCAACTATTCACTCTCACAAATATCCTTCGATTTGCAAAGAGGGTTAATTAAGCACTTCGACTTAGAAGTAGCTAGAGATAATGCAAAAGATAAGGTAATAGAATTAACTAATGGAAGTACTATCAGAATGGGATCAGTTAATCAGGTCGATAGCACCGTTGGTAGGAGTTATGATCTTATTATATTTGATGAAGCCGCGCTAGGTGATGGAGGCAAGGATGCTTTCAATATTGCACTTAGACCTACACTAGATAAACCTCAAAGTAAATGTATATTTATATCTACTCCTCGTGGACGTAACAACTGGTTTGCAGAATTTTATAACCGAGGGTATACAGAGGAGTATGATAACTGGGTGTCTATAAGAGCTTCCTATCATGAAAACCCTCGATTTAGTAAAAGAGATATTGAAGACGCTAAAGCGGGTATGTCTAAGGCAGAGTTTAACCAGGAATACTTAGCAGACTTTAATACCTTCGAAGGTCAAGTATGGAACTTTAACTACGAAACCTGTGTAGCTAATCTTGAAGAAATGGATACATCTAAGATGGAAGTATTCGCAGGTTTGGACGTGGGTTACCGTGATCCAACAGCCTTTTGTGTTATTGGTTATGACTGGGACGAGAAGAAGTACTATGTACTAGAGGAGTACATGCATGCTGAACGTACTACTGAGCAACATGCTAGAGTACTACAGAAACTAATAGAGAAGTGGGATATAGATGCAATTTATATTGACTCAGCAGCCCAACAAACTAGATTCGATTTGGCGCAGGAATATGATATCTCTACTATAAATGCTACTAAAAGTGTACTAGACGGTATAGCAGCGGTAGCTACTATTGTAGATAATGAAAACTTAATAGTAGACCAGAGATGTAAAGATACACTAACTTCATTAGACCAGTATCAATGGAACCCTAATGAAAATTTAATAACAGAGAAACCTATACATAATATGGCTTCGCATATGGCAGATGCCCTACGTTACGCCTTATACACATTTGTCGCATCCGAAATAACTTTCTAATTATGGGTATTAGATGATTTTCGTTGGTACAACCAAATAATCGTACCACCAACGAAAAATTCCTCTTGACTTTTAGATATAACTTTGATATAATATCCAGAATACAGAAAAAATGTAAGAAAAATACTTTATGAGTGAACTTAAACGGGATAAAATAAAATACATTAGAGACCGTGCCAAGAGCGCTTATGTAAAAGACGAAGAATGTTACATCTGTGGGGGAGTCGAGAACTTGGACTTTCATCACTTCTTTAGTGTAACAGAACTTCTTAATAAGTGGATTAAAGAAAAGAACCTCGTTATATTGACAGCTGAAGATATGATGAGTATTAGAGATGAGTTTATCGAGGCACATCGTAAACATATTTACGAAGATACGGTTACTCTCTGTCATACACATCATTTGAAACTACATTCGATTTACGGGAAGAAGCCTTCTTTAAACACTGGCCCCAAGCAGCAACGCTGGGTTAACAAAAGAAGAGAAAAAGAATATGGGAATGTTAGATAGACTGGGGATACGTAAGTTAAACCCTGCACAGCCTCGAATTTCACAAGCAGAAGGTGTACAAAACGCTTCATATAAAAGTGTTCCCTTCGAAAGAGCATTTGAGCACCTAGAAGTAGTTAACCGAGGTGTAAATATGATTGTGGATGCAGCTTCTCAGATAGGAGTTGATGTAGGAGATAAAGAAGCTTTTCCTGGAATAGCAACTGTTAGGCACAAAAAATTAGTTACATTATTAAACAGACAGCCTAATCCTTTCCAAAATGCAGACGCCTTTAGAAGGCAGTTATTTTTGGATATGATGATAGATGGCAACTGTTTTATATATTATGATGGAGCGCACTTATACCATTTACCTGCTAGTGACATGGTAATAGTTCCACATAAGAAAACATTTATTAAAGGATACGAATACGGTGACATTAAGTATAAACCCGAAGAAGTTATTCATATCCAAGACAATTCATCAAAATCTATCTATCGAGGAACATCTAGAATGATAGCAGCAAGAGATTCAATTAATTTGCTGAACAACATGAGAGATTTTCAGGCAACCTTTTTT